ATGGCCCGCGACCCAAACCGCTACCCGAGGAGCCGCCGGCACCTGACCCAGCACGCCGGGATCTGGAAATTCTGCCGCCGCGTCCCGCCCGAATTCGCCGCCCTCGACCCGCGCGGAATCATCCGCCTCTCCACCGGCATCCGGGTCGACGACGACCCGCGCGGCATCCGCGCCGAGCGCGTCGCCAACCGCATGAACGAGGAGACGGAAGCCTTCTGGAAAAACCTGCGCGACGGCCAAGCCGACGACGCCAGCCGCCGCTACGAGGCCGCCCGCACCCGCGCCCGCAAGATGGGCTTTGATTACCTAGACGCCGCCACGCTCGCGACGCGCCCGCAGGAGGACATCCTGCAGCGCATCGAACGCCTGATCGCCGACAATAAGGTCGACGACCAGGCCACGGTCGTGGCGCTGCTCGGCGGCGAACGGCAGAGCACGCCGCCGCTCTCGCAACTGTTCGAAGCATACGAGTCCCTGATGGACATGAGCCTCGCCGATATGTCACCGGACCAGCGCCGCAAATGGCGCAACCCGAAACAGCGCGCGGTGCAGAACCTAATATCGGCGATCGGCAATCGACCGCTCGGCGAGATCAGCCGCGGTGACGTGCTCGACTTCCGGTCGTGGTGGCAAAGCCGCATCATGCGCCACGGCATCAACATCACGACTGCCAATAAAGATTTCGGACACCTCAACAAAATGCTTCGCACGATCGAACAAGCGCACCGCTTCGGCCTCGACCGGCTGATGTTTTCCGGCATCCGATTTGAAGGCGGCGTCGACGGACAGCGCCAGGCATTCGATCCCGCCTTCGTGCGCGACCGACTGCTGGCACCCGGCGCGCTTGATGGACTGAACGCCGAAGCCGGTGCGATCGTGCTGCTGATTGCGGAAACCGGACTGCGGCCGTCCGAGGCCGCGAACCTCAACGCCGGCACCATCCGGCTCGAGGAGCCGATCCCACATGTGCAGGTCCGGCCCGATGGCCGCCGCATGAAAACCCGGCAGTCCGAACGCGACATACCGCTGGTCGGCATCGCGCTCGAGACCATGCAGGAATTCCCGCGCGGCTTCCCGCGCTACCAGGACAACGCCGCGACCCTATCGGCAACCGTGAACAAGTTCTTCGCGGAGAACGATCTGCGCCCGAGCGCCGGCCACAGTCTCTACTCGCTGCGACACACATTCGAGGATCGGCTGACGGACGTCGAAGCGCCGGAGAAACTGATCGCGAGCCTGATGGGCCACAAATATGGACGCCCCAAATATGGACGCGGACCCAAGCTCGACCAGAAGCAAAAATGGATGCAGCAGATCTGCTTCGCGCGACCATGAAAAAACCCGGCGGCCTGCGCCGCCGGGTCAAGTTCGGTGGGCTACTACACCCGCCGGGAGGAGCCTGCAAAAGCGATGAGATGAGACCCGCCGCCTAGGCCGCAGATTGCGGCTTAGGCGGCCCGAACCCAGCCTGAATGGCCGGTTTCCGGGCCATTGACTGATAGGGCATTACGCCCTATGTTCAGAACATCGAGAAGGGCAATCAAGCCCGCCCGATGGAGACAGAAGATGAAAAGCAAGAAGCTCTTTATTGCCAGCCTCGACACCCGGAACTTCATGTTCGAGGCATTCAGTCAGACCAGCGCAGAAGCCGCCCGCGCCGACCTCCTCGAGGGTCTAAAGATTCATGGTAGGGAATACCGCCTCCCGGCCAACTGGTACGAACAGTTCCTGACCAGCGACGGCTTCGTCGAACGATTTGTCGAGATTGGCCGCGCCTACCGCGACCGCGAATTACTGATCGCAAAGTAAGGGAGAGCAAAATGACAATCGAGTTCAACACCCGCGAATACGAATTCAGCCACGGTCGCAGCCCGCGCGGGCGCGGAAGCTGGGCCTTCTTTTTCAACACCACCAGCAGCCAGATCTACTGGACGCCCGGCTGCACCACCTACGGCGAAGCAAAAAAGATGGCCCGCGAGGAAGCCAAGCGCCGCTTCGCCAAGGGCGACTTTGTCGAAATCATCGTCGGATCGTGAGGAGCGCACCATGAAAAAGGAAAAGGCAACATTCCTCGCCGAATTCACCAACGAGCCATGGCGCAATCGCCGCTTTCAGGTGCGCGGCATTTGCAGGCACGATGTGCTGAACCCCTGCTGGGACAATCGCAAGACGGACATCCCCGGCCAGCATTGGGGCGGCGGACCAGCCTGCGAACCCTGCACAAAAGCCGCATCAGGCGTCGCATGACCGCCAACGGCGAACGTGCAAAGCCGCCGGAAATTCGCACGGTGTTCTTACTCGGTCGATGCGCGAACGGAGCGCAGCGCGATCAGGGCACGCGCGTCCACGCCATCGAAGGAAGAAACTGGAAGGCTATGTGCGGCACTACTTACGGCAAGCGATCAGCGGGCTGGATGGACACAGATGGTATCTATGTGAAACATGAAATTACATGCCCGCGCTGCCTCAAGAGGATCGCCAAGCCCCGCAAGGAAGCCGCGCAATGACACCCGAACAATATCAGCGCGCCATCGACCGGCTCGAACTGAGCCAAGTCGGTGCCTCCAAGTTTCTCCGCGTGGACCCGCGCACCTCGAGGCGCTGGGCCAGCGGAGAACTCGCCGTCCCGCACGCCGTCGACCTGCTGCTGACACTGATGGTCAAGCGGAAAATCCGCCCCGAGGATTTGGATTCAAGCCTGCGGAGACCGTCGACGCGCCCGGCGAGCGGCCCAAACCAGCGGTGAATAATACCGCGCGATCGCGGAAGCGACCAGCATGAACGTGATGCTGGCCGCCAGCAACACGCCCGGCAGCCACGGCTGCGCGCCCACATATACCGGATAGGACGCATGATACGCGAGGCCGCCCGCGAGCAAGGCGAATGACAGGCGCTGCAGGAGCCGCAACGCGCCCGCCAGATCGAAGCCGCACCATCCGCCGCTGACCTGCGTCATCAGAAAGAGCGCCGCGAGCGCGCCCAGAAAAGAGATACAGAAATTCACCGCTGCCATATCGAAGCTGCCAGCATAGAGCGTCCAGCGCGCCAAGGCATCAAGCATCACCTGTCCTCCCGCTTCTGCTGAATCATTTTCCATTTGCGAGCCGTCTCGAGCGCGCCCTGACACAGCACCATCGCGCACAAACCCGTCAGGAAAGACGCAAACCCAGGCGACAGTCCCAGCCTTTCGCCCAGCGCGGCACCCGCATAGTTCGCCATCATGGCGCCGACGATGACCGAGCCGACGACCGCCCATGGGTTTTTATTGCCCATCACAAACGCGTTCGCGACACCGCCACAGAACCCAGCAATCAAGTCGGGCAGATTAACGCCCAACTCGCGCAAAAGCTCCCTCATGCCCAGATCTCCTATCCCTGCACCATCGACGTCATGCGATCGAGCCGCTCGATCTCCTCGCGGCTGACCGGCGGCGGCGTCCGCTCCGCAACGGCGACCGCCGCGGAGCGCTTGGCCTCGGCCTTCGATTTTCCGGCGGCCACCATCTCGTCATAGAGCGCGGTCACCTCGTCCAGTTCCTGCCGCCAGCGCGGCGCGAACAACTCCGCCACGCCGGCATCGACGCCGGCGCGGCGGAGCAAGAGACGGATCGCGAGATCGTAAAAGAACTCGCGGAGCCAGCGCCTCACTGCGGCTTGACCTTGTCGCTCGGGATTTCCTTCGCGAGCGACGGGTCCGCCGGTACCACCTTCTTTACGTCATCACGCGACGCAATGGCCTCGAGCACCGGACGCGCCGGCATATCCTGCAGCGCCGCGAGGAGCGCGTTCACCCGCGTAATGACCGCCGCCGCGAGCGCGGCAATGATCGAGGCCACGAAGGCCGCGATGAAGCCCGCAAGCTCAGACGACACCGTGACGATATCGAGGCCCGGCAGCTTGCCCCAGGCGGCCAGCCAAGTGAGGCCGCCGGTGATCATGGACGTGAAAAACGCGGTCAGGACTGCCTGCACGCGCAACTGGAAGAAATCGATCTTCATGGAAACCTCCAAACAAGTGAGAACGAGGAGCCGCCTCAGACAGCGGCCTCCTCCGCGAGACGCGAGACGAAGTCTCCGATCATCAAATGATCCTCGATCGCCTCGTCGGACTTGGTGTGGGAATCCGGAACCGCCTCGTTAAAGACAGCGGTGGCCGTTTCATCTTCTGCACGATAGGTGCCGCCGCCCAGCAGGCCGCCCTCGACATAGATCGCATTCGCGACCGCCACGTTGGGCGGAATTGGCGTGTTGGCGTATTGCGTCCCGTTGGCCGCGACATTGTCCGCCGGATCGATGCCGAAGATTGCGTCGATGGGACGAACGGCGCGGCGGGCAAATTCGCCGGCGACACTGCCGGCGAGGCTGTGGCCCACCTGGACGATCGCGGTCGACAGCGGCGTCGCCCGCACCTTGTCGGCGAACATTTGGTAATCGTCGAAACCGCCGACCCGGACGCTCACGCCCGGAATCTTTTCCAGGCGAGCGGCAAGATCGTAGATGATGCCGTTCGAGAATTCCCGGCCAAGGCCCCACATGATGTAGACGTCAACGGCCCTCATGGGCGCCTCCCGAGTTTTTGCAGCCGGTCACGCCAGGCGCGAACCTTGGCGATGTTGCCGGCGGTGTCCGGATGCGTCGCGAGACAGAAGCCGCGCGCCTCCTTGTGGATTGCACCGGCCTCGTTGCGGACCTCGCTCGGGCAAGGGCGGCCGATCTTGTCGCCGCGGGCGCAATAGAGTGTGAGACTTCGCCACGCCGCATTCTGCTCGAGGCAAGCCGACGCGACCGTGTTCTCGAGCACGCGCGGACGCCCGCCGGCGACGACGCAACCGGCGACCGCAAACGCGATCGCCAGCAGCAAAACCAGACGGCTGAGTTTCACGCCCGCCTCACTTCGCCGCGCGGGCGGCAATCGCCTGGTCGATCAACTTCGCGACCGCCTCGAGGCGCTGCGCGATCGAGCCGGTGGTGGCGTCGTCGCAAAACTTCACGACCTTGTCGTGCCACTCCTTCGCCTTCGCCACCTTCGCCGCAGGACGATGCGGAGCGATGAGCGTGACGTAGATGAGATTGGCGGCCTTTTCCTGCGCGCACACAGACGCGAGACGCGCCTGCGCGCTTTCGACTCGAGCCGAAACGCAGGCGGTAAGAAACAACGCAAGCACACAAGCGACCGCGAGGCCGCGAAGATTGCGGATCATTGGAATCTCCTCAGATGATGGAAACGAAGTTTGAATGCACGAAGCCGCTGTAGCCTGCCGGCGTCGTGACGTTGATCCACTCGCGCTCGAAATAATTCACCTCGACGCGAGTGCCCCTTGGCAGGCTTCCGATGATTTCGCCGTTGGCGGTGCGGCGGAAGTTCAAACGATCGGCGGTGACGTCGCCGAATTTTCCGGCGGCGGTTTTCGCCGGCGGAGCCGCAGGCGCCGGCTTCGATGCGGGCGGCGACGCCGGAGCAGACGGCGCCGGCACGCCTCCGCCCAGCGCGTAGCCGCGGACGTCCTCGAGCGGGAAAAGCGGATTGGTATCGACCTTGCGACCGGGCGAGATCGCCCAATGCGTCGTGACATCCTTAATCGAATAGTGCCGGACCAGCGCGCGGCAGAGCAATTTGCTGACCTCGATCTGCCGCGCAGTGTACGGCATCCAGAGCGCGTCGCCGTGCTCCCTGGTCGAACGCCGCTCAATTCCGTATTGCGCCTTATCGAAGGTCTGGTCCCACCAGGGCTTCGCCCGGCCCGCCAATTCCGTCATCGAACCCGGATTGACGATCTCGATGCCGACCGAGAACGCATTCACATTGTTGCGGCCCTTGAAGCTCGACGGGCCTGCATGCCAGGCAGCGACATTGAACGGCACAAGCTGCGTAATGTCACCCTCGCGGCCCATGACCAGATGCGCGGAAGCACGCGCCTGCGGATTGCAGAGCCACTCAATCGAAGATTCGCCCTTGCCCTCGATCCGGCCAGCGGTGTCATGCAGAACGAGCACATCCGGAACGATCGTGCCGCTGCGGTTCGGCGAATGCCGGAAGGCCACCTGCTTGCCGTCCACGAACAGCACATGGTTGCGAATGGTGAACTCAGTCATGGCGCTCCTCCTCGTCGATGAACCCGCGCCACGCCTCCTCGACCGCATTGTCCGGCGGCCGCAACGAGAACCAGAGCGCAATGAGAATGAAAACGAGAGCGCCGCCGTAAATCAGCAGCGCGATCTCGTAGGCGGACCACAATCAGCCGGTCCAGTTTGGAATATAGATGCAGATGGTCCGGCCATCGGGCCGACCCTCTTCGGAGCACCGATGAAACAGCGCCCGGCCTTCCGGCGGTGTCTTACGGATGCGCGGATCGGAATAGGGAATTAGCTCGCGGCTCTCGTGGACGAAGAAACCATCGGCGCGGGCCTCCACCTCCTCGAGCGCGATCGGACGGCAGTCGCGGCCCGAGCAACAGTCCGGCGGGTACCAATCGTGGCCCCTCGCCGGCGTGCAGGAGACCGCGAGCACGAACAGCGCCGACAGCGTGAAGGCCGCGAGCGCCTGTGCGGTACGAGCGTCCATCACTCCGCCCCGAGCGTCGCCTCGAGGCGCGGCGCAATGGCCGCATCAAAGCGCCGCTTCCATTCGGCAGCCTTCGGCCCATGCCGGATGCCGCCCTGGAATTCCGGATGCGGAAACTTCCTGCCCCACTCCGGACCGTTGGGCGCCCAGGACAGATGGATGTGTGCAATGCGCGGGTTCCACGCATCTGTCGAAATGCCGCCCGGAAACTTTCGCAGGACACGATAGGCGCAGTCATAATCCGGACCAGCAATGTCGACGGCCTTCGCGACCGCGTGCAGGCCCCAGGTATCGCCAGGACGATAGCCGGAGATCACGCGAAAGCCGGGACAGGCCGCCTGCACCTCGCGGACCGCATCCATGAGCGGCCTCGGCAAGCCGTTGGAATCCGTGGAGCCGGAGACGATCGGCGCACGCTTGACCGCCTCAATAGCGGCACTGCGCGCGGCGGAGCGCGTGACGACCCGGCGCGCGACCGCCTTCGTCTGCGCGCGGGAAAGCCGCGGCTTCACGGTGACGGTGTAGTCGCCGAGCCGCAGGCTGCGCGCGGCCCGGCGGTCCACATAGTTTCCGCGACCGTCATGGACGGAGTCGGGACCGCCGAAGGAATTCGCGAGCGCGGTTGGAGCCGCGGCAAGCAACAAAAGGGTGCAGGCGCAAAGCAGCGCCCGCGCAACATTTGCACGCATGATAAGCCTCCGTCTCAGATGAAAGGATTAGTGCGCCTGCGCCTGCACCATGCGCCGGCGCGTGGGAGCCTCGAGCACCGCCGCGAAGTCCGCCGCGTGGCCGGACGCGGAGACCCCGACCAGGATCGCCGCAACCCTTGGAACGATCGACCCGGCGGAAGCCGTGGCCGACACGCCGGCGAGGGTTCGCTCGAGCAACTTGTCGAGCAGCCCAGCCGAACCGGAACCGGAAACACCGAACGGCACACCGCCCGGATTGCCGATGACAGCGCCCGCAAAGCCATCGCCCTGGGCACCATCGATCGCCCGTTCGATTTGAGAAGCCAGCGTGCCCGCGTGACCGGTTGCGGAAGCGCTGGTGACGGGAATGCCCTGAATGGCATTGACGTCCGCAACGGCACCCCCCGCCTCGACGCCGACGAGGATCTTCTCGAGCGACGCGTAGAGCACGCCGGCGGAGCCATCTGCCGAAACCGCCGCAAGCGCCTTCTCGATCAGGAAGTCCGCAAACGACCCGGCGGCGCCGACCGCCTCGACGCCGGACGGGCCGAAGGTGACCTGCGGGACAAAATCGCCGGCGGCAGCGTCCGCCTGCACGCCCGCGAGCGCGAAATTGGAGTCGATGACCAGCCCGAGGGTGCCCGCCTCGCCATCGGCCTCGACGCCGATCGCAAACGCATCAACCGCGAGGAGAACGTCTGCAACAGAACCGGTCGCCTCGGTGCCGACCACTGCGCCGCTCGGTGACGCAATCAGATTTCCGGCATCACCCTGTGCTTCTGTCCCAAGAATTTCGCGGTCGATATATCCCAGGAGCGATCCTGCAGCCCCGGCAGCGTCAGCGCCCGCAAGAGATGGCGCTACATTGACCGCCAAATTACCCGCGGAGAACGATGCCTGAACACCCTGCAAACCTACAGACGGATTCCCGAGCAGCGTGCCAGCAGCGGCGACGGCATTCGCGCCATTAACAAAAACCTCTCGATCGGTCGCCTCTTCGATGGCGATAACGCCACCGATTGCCGCCCCGATAAACCCACCAATCATAGGGAATTCCTCTGGGGTTTATTACCGTCCGCCGCTGGCGTAAGCTGATGAGAGAACCGAGATGACAGCCCCTCAAGATTTAGCTGGACCCAAGCACTTCGCGCCATCGCCATGGGCGCGAAAGATTGATCCTTACTGGCAGGTTTATTTTGTAAGCATTTTTACCGCGCTGCTGGTGTTCGCGGCCCTCAAATTCGTCAGCTACAAGTCGTCGCTCTCCATCCAGTACCCGCTCGCCACCACGATTGTGATTTCCGCGGCAGGCATCGGCTTTGCATGGATGCCAGCGGCGGAAATGTCGAAAGCAATGCGCGTGGTCTATCGCACCACGGCGATCATGTTCGCCCTATCGCTTTGGTTCGGCGACGTACCGCAGCCTCCGAATGCTCCAAGCGGACTCGCTCGCTGGTTCACATACGCGCCGATCGTAGCCGCTGTTGCCGCGCTTCTCTCATTCTGGCGGCCAGGCATGGCTTTGATCACTTACGGCTTGACGTATTTTTACTACCGCGCGCTATCGGAAGCTTGGAAGTTCAATCCGCCGCCCACAGAGTGGATGCCTATCGTCGAAAGCTCGATTGTTCTGGTGCTGGGCGGGATCGCTATTGCGTATTGGCGCAGATCTGCAGGACGCGAGCTACAGAAAGCCGAGGATGCCAGGCTCCCGCTGATGGATGCCTTTTTGATCTTCGTGGTGGGTCTCCATTTCTCCAATTATTTCTGGTCAGGAGCCACAAAAATTCTGCTCGATGGCGGCCCGTTATCTTGGGCGCTAGAAAATCGGTCAGACGTGTTGATCGACATGGCCGCCTACATGGGCGTCCTGACCATAGCGGATGGGTTTCCGTTCTCGGCAGTAATCCGGTCGGCGATCGGCGAGTGGATCATCGCCATCAACGCCGCCACGCTGGTAAGCCAGATTGCTTGCGTTGCGGTGTTTTGGCGTCGGCGCGCGATGGTTTGGATTACCATCGTTTACGATATTCAACACATCATTATTTTTCTATTGATGGGTCTCTTCTTCTGGAAGTGGATCATTCTAAACGCAGCTCTAGTCATCGCACTACAGAACATTGATCGTAAAAAAATTCCGTTCACAGTCAGTGTCACAGCCCTGACGGCTTGCCTGTTTGCCAACGTCTTTTTCTTCGTTGCAAAACTCGGCTGGTACGACACACGCTCGCTAAATTATTCTTATTTCACCGCCGTCACGAAAGACGGACAAGAACTCAACGTCCCATTTACGTATTTCGGAGCCGCCTCGAACATCGTGGCTCACATGCGAATCCCGTCAGGACTGATTGATGCGGACCGAACCATGCAGGGAGGATTCCCGACCGGAGGATGGGGCCAGCGGGGACGTTACGAAGTGGTCGCGCCTGGAATGCAGTGCAAGCTCCCCGTCCTAATCGGCAGAAACGGCCCAGACAATGAACGCGCAGACGTACAGGCCGCTTTGAGCAAGTTCGTTCGGGACTGGCACAGCGCAATCAAAAGCAGATTAGATGGAGACGGGCGAATCAACTTTAATCTTTACCCGCATCACATCTTTGTCGATCCGCGAAGGTTTAGAGAGTTCTCTGAACTCGACAAGCGAAGCATCATTGCATTTCGTTGGCGGCGCGACTCCGTCTGCGTTGACCCGGAAAGCAAAGTCGGTGGGACTCGACTACATTCTCGCATCGAGTTTGAAGTCCCGGTCCAGTGACACACTCCTCTGGCAACTGGCTGCTATACGACGGCGAATGCCCATTCTGCTCGCAATACGCGAAGAAGATCAGAATTGACAGATCGGTCGGCTGCCTACGACTGATTGACGCGAGGGAAGAAACCGCCGAACGTGATCTCGCAGAGAAACAAGGCTTTGATCTGAATCAAGGAATGTTGCTCTGCCTTTCAGGGCAGATGTACTACGGCGACGAATGCCTGAACCGGCTGGCTCTTATCAGCACTCCCGTTGACTTGTTTAACCGGCTTGCAGGCGTCGCATTCTCCCGCCCGGCACTATCAAGGGCCACCTATCCGTTTTTGAAGGCCGGAAGAAACCTGACGTTGAGGATTCTCGGGAGGGAAAAAATCCAGCGCAGAACAAATGACAATGGCACCATCAAGCGGTGAATGTGCCGCTCGAGGTGAAGGTGTGATAAGTGTACGTACCGTCGCTCGTTATCGTGCCGCCTGTGCCACGCTGCGCGCCGAGATAACGGATCACGACGACCCCATCAGAACCATCGCCGCCGTTCGCGCGGCCCCCGCCGCCGCCCGCGCCACGATTGGCCGTCGCATTTCCACCGTTCGCACCTGAGGTATGTGTTCCGTTGCCAGCGCCGCTGCCGCCGTTCGCAGAGGTTCCTCCCGTAGAAGCGCCGCCGCCGCCAGACCCGAAAACCGTTGACACTTCTGGAATTGTACTAGTGCGCCCGGCACCGCCAGCCCCACCGTTTGCGGTGCCGTTTGCACCCGCAGCCGTGTCACCGCCACCGCCACCGCCGCCGCCGGACGGCCCGCCGTTCCCGCCCGCAAATCCTGCAGTTCCAGAGCCTGCAATACCGCCGCGCGAGCCGCCGCCACCATTCGCGCCGGATCGACCATTGTGGTCAACGCTATTTTGACCGCGAGCGCCGCCGCCACCGCCCAAGGCAGTCTGGCTGAATGCAGTAGTTGTTCCGCCATCAGCGCCGGAGTTTGTAGAGTTTCCACCGGTGCCCTTGGCACCAATCGTGATAGCATAACCAGTCCCGATCTGAACTGCCTGGTTCGTGATTTCAATGACATCGCCGCCGCCGCCGCCGCCGCCGGGGTTTACGTTGTCGGAACCGCCGCCGCCGCCGCCGCCGCCCACGATTACGGCATCAATATTGTACGTGTAACCGGGCCAAGCGTTTGCCTGGCGGGCCTGATAGACCTCGGGCAAAGTCCACATGCCCTTTGCCGAAGAACTACTCGGTGCGTTCGCCGTCGCGCTGACAAGCGAACCAGGGAAACGCCGCATTGCATCCGCAGGCTCTGAATAAAAAGCCAAAGCCGAAATACAAACCGTCGCAAGCAGAGCGCGGCGCATCAGCCGATCTCCTCATAGACGACCGTCACATCCACATCATTCGCGGCGGATGCGACAATCACGATCGATTTATCCTCCTCGAGATAGATGGGGGTATTCTTATCCACCACGATGAGCGACCCTCCCGCCGGAATGGGTATGATATGCGGAGAAAGGCGATAGAGCGTTCCGCCGCCATCATCCTCCGATGCAATCGACACCGTCACATTTACCGAATTGCTGCCATCATCATTCGACACGATCAGCGAAACTACTTTTTTGACCTTTCCGCTGCTCGCCGCGTTGTTGCAGATCGTGACGGCAGACGTGCCGCCGATCGAATAGACTTCGGTTTTCCCGTAGATCGTTTGGGCGGCTAGAATATTTGGCGCTGTCATGGATCACCCCAAAACCATAGCCAGCGCGACGGACTTTGCCGCGCTGACCTGAAATGCCGCGGGAATATCGTTGCTGATGTATTTTACACCAGCGCCGAAATTGACTGCTGCGTCACCGTTGGAACTTTTCAGCGGAGCGCCGCGAACAAGCGTGTTCGCATCGCTCCAATAACAAGGTGCGATCTCCCACTCCGCAGAACCGGCAACCACGTTAACGATAAAGAGAATCGGATTCTTTGCAGCGAGATCGACAGTGCCGAAAGCCTCCGATCCTCTCTGATACCCGCCGAATCTAGACGTTGTAAGATCACCCGTACCCGTCGAGATTGATTGCTCCCAGACAAGGTCGCGCACCAAGCGGTCCATTAGATCACGCGATCCGCAGGATGGCGTTGGAGGCATCAGGCGTCGGCATGATCACCGTGAACGTGCCAGCAGCAACGGTCTGGGTGCCGCCGAAGCTATGCACGGACACCGCACGCGTGGCGGTCGGGCCGCGTCGCGTGGTGTTGTAGATCATGCAGCCGTCCGCGGAGAAGGAAGCCGAAGTCCAGGACGGATCAGCGAAGTCGACGAGGCCGGTGGTGCCGGAGACCGCAGGCGAGACATTGGTGAGCGCCATGCCGCCGGCGGTATAGCCGGTGCCCGAGACCTCGTCGGAGTTTCCGGTGATGTCCGTATAGTTCGAACTCGCCGCCCCGTAGTTTCCGGACATCGAAGCCTTGATCAGCGCCATCTTGAAAATATCGCCGGCGAAGGTGATGGTGCCTCCGGAGATGGCACCGGTGTGTGCCTTCGACAGCGTCACCTGCGTGCCGGAGTCGATCGAGGCGATCACGGCACCTGCAGCGATGTTGGTGCCGGAGACCGCCATGCCGACCGCGAGGCCGGTGACGTTGGCAAGGCTCGTAAGTGTGAAGGCTCCGTTAGAGCCGTCCGCCGTTTTGGTCAGCGTCGCATTGAAGCAATGCAGACCGGAGAGAATGTCTCCTTTGAATGAACTGCACATCGCGGTCGTTACGGTCATGGTTCTGCCCTTTCCTGTGCAGCGGGATTAATTCGGCTTGCGCGCCGAGGGCTTCTTGCCCTCGGCATCACCGCCCAGAAATTCGTGACAGCGGCGCGGACCATGCGCCGCCCGAGCCGCCCGGTACTGTTTCGACATGGCGTCGGGGTTTTCGTCCGCGAACCAGGACCGCTCGATATCCATCACCGAAGCCAGGCGGACATCGAACAGGGTGCGGAGCGAAGCCTCGACCTGCGGCTGGGAAAAGTGCGCGGCGAAGGGCGTGCCGGCGGCGGCCGCCTGAACGGCAGCAATCGCTTCGGCAACCTCCGCCTCGAGCGGATTGCAGGCGGTCGCGAGTTTCGCGGTGCCCTCCTTGCCGAGATCGTCCCATTCGCGATCGCGCACCTTGGCGAAAATCTGGAACAGCTTCTCGCTGAGATCGACGACAAAGCGAGGCTTCGCCATGCGAGCGGCGACCGCCGCATCGGTCGTGGACTGCAGGTCGATCTGGATCAGATCGCCGATCTGGTCGGCGACCAGCGCCGCCCATTTGTCCGGCGTGTGGGAATCGTCATTGGTTACGAGAATGCCCTGTCGCATTACGTTCTCCTCGGGGTTTAGCGTTGGAAGGTGTCAGCGCGTGCCGACTAATGTCAGCGCGAAGTTTGCGAGCGTCAGATCAGGCGACACCGGCGCCTGCACGGTCAGATAGTCACCCGGCACGAATTGCAGCGCGTCGCATTCGAAGGTGGGCCTCGCCTGCCCGGCAGCGAAGGTGACAGTGCCGACCTGCACGCCGTTCTTCTTGATCGAAAACACCGGCGAGCCGGTCGCGACCGTGAGCGCGATGCCGTTCGAATGCTCGAAGTCCGCCGGGTATTGCACGGTTTCGCGGAATTCGTGGATGAACAGAATTTCACCCGCGGTCGTATTGAAGGTGGCGGAGATACTGAGATAGTGCCGGTCGCCCTTGACCCATAGCCACTTGTTTCCGGCGAAATCCTCGAGCACGTTCTCGTCGTCGTCCTCGACGGTAGCGTCGGTGTTATCTTTCTCGAACAGCTTGCGCCCGACGACGACAAAACGGGAATCGGTCAGATCCAGAGCACGGAGCGTGTCCGCATCCGGGATCTGCTTGACCAGGCTGAAGCGCGCCCTCCCCTTGGAGACCGGGACGCCGTCGACGTGTACGGGATCAGGATCTCCACTCATGTCGGCGAGAACTCCTCGATCTGCAGCAACCGACGGGCAATAATGCCCGCGGCATCGGCGGACCCGCTCCGCAAGATTCCTATTTTGTATTGATGCTCACTGTCGTCTGGCGCCGGAACCACAAACTCGACATCCACGGTGTTGCCGTTGGACACCAGACGCCACTCGATCGCGCTTGACTCGTTGTCGCGCCAAAGAGCCACGATTGAAGATGTTATATTTGTGCGAGCGTGATATTTTATTCTCAGCTTCGCATCGGGCTGCTGTGCGGCAAATGCCAGACCGACCGGATCGTAATTGATTGCGTTCGAAGTAACGGGAGCGACCGTATCGCTGTATGAGTAGGCGGTTCCGGTATCCAGTCCCGCATCTGCGGCATTAGCGTCTGTTTTTACATACTTGTGCGTCAGGCTTGCGCCGTTGCGCGGCAGCCACGCAGAACCGCTGTACCGGAAGGCACCGTTCTGTGCCTGGTCATCAGCGGTCCAGCCCTCCGCCGGCGTGTAGATGCCCCATGAAGCACCTTCATCGACCGCGATCTTGCCGGTGTGGCCTGACCATGCACCGGTCGGCGAGCCGCCGATAATGTAGGCGACACCCGAGCCGGTCAGCGTCGGTGGCGTATTTGTGGCGGCATTGACGACAACCCAATGGGTGCGCCCGCCTAGGATATGCGACGCCTTGACGGAACTGGCCGCCCGCGTCGATTCCGAAACCCACTCCCCGTCCGCGTCGAAAATATAAACGAGGTTCTCGTCCTCGACGAGAAGCTGCCAGCCCTCGAGCGGCTCCACGAAGCGCCAGCCGCGCGCCGTATAGACCGCCACCTCATCGCCGTGGCCGGACCATGCACCGGTGGCCGCGGACGGCACCAGATAGCGATCGCCGATCGACGGCGAGCCAGGCGGCGAAGTTGTGTCCTTGTCCAGCACCGAGCGAAACAGATGCTGAATGTCGGCGACCTTGTAGCGATAACCATCATCGGTGACGATGCAAGTCAGATCATCATGCGCGGTTATTTCGTCGTCTTCATCTAGCCAGAAAATGACGCCGTGGCGCGCAAGGCCGATCGGCACCGCACCGGATTCGGTATCGAGCGCAACAAACGCCTCCGGGTCCTCGTCGTCGGCGATCGGATAGATGACGCGCGAAATGAGCGCGGCGCGAAGGCCCTGCCGATTGGTTCGGCCGGTCCACGGAAGCGGAAGGATGAAAACATTGTCCATTCGTGCCCGCCCTAGCTGACTTCAAGTTCCGGCAGTTCGTATTCCTGCTCGTCCGTATCCGGCGCCCAGGAGGCGCGTGAAATCGATGCGTCATATTCCGCAAGCGAAAGTCGGACGGCAGAAAAGTCGTCGGCAAAGCCCCACTCGCCGACCTGGTAATCACCGTTGATCTGCGGATAGACCTCGGACCAGACGCGGACCGTCCGGCCGGCGCGCAACGCCATCGAGGAGCGCCCGAGCGCCCGGATGGCGATCGTGACCGTCAGCGACCGGCCCAGCCGCTCCTCGAGGAGAAACTGTTTCTGCAGCCGCTGCATCCGCTCATGAGTGAGCGTGAACGGAAGGCGGATCGCCCGCTCGAGAACCCTTCCGTCCAGCGCCTGCAGGTCGGCGCGATCGAGCACCGGCCCCTCGGCCTCCTGATAGTTTCGCTCCTCCGCGAGGAACCGCCCGCGCACCCGGTTGACCAGATCGCGCGTCGGCTTGTTGTCGCGATATTCGAACCCGCCCTCGAGCACCGCATCGTCGATGGTGAAGATCGGCTCCTGCGGCGGAGAACTCGTGACGTAGCTGATGCCGCCGGTTTCAGCCAACTGGCCGCGGTTCGCCGTCAGCATCGCCTCCATCACATCGCGCGGGCTGCTGTCGAGCGTGACCACACCGTCGATCGTATGCCGGCGCTGATGCAGCGCCACGCCCGCGGCTTCACTTTGATGTTTCAGATAGACAAGCACGTCGTCGAAATCCGCAGCCTCGGCGATGACGTCCCAATCCATCGTGTCAGCGTCGACGTTCACGCCGTAGGGCTGGCGAACCCAATCGGCCTGAATGAGCGCCGCGTTCTGCCTAAACTCCCAAGTCGTCTCGTCGTCGCGATCCTGCAGCGGACTGCGCGGATCGTAGACCGGCGCACCGCGCACCGTGACCAGCGGGTTCGGAATCGAGACCTGCCCCCAGAGCGACTCAAACTCCGCGCGGGCGGTCGAGGCATTGCCGGTGGTCGAATACTTGAATTTAAAGACAACCGTTGCAATTCCGCGCTGGCGGAAGCTCGAGTCCAGATTGGGGAAGTCCGCCGCGAGCAAGGGATCAATCGCCTGATCCGGATCTCCGTCGCGAAACGACGCCCAGATCTGGCCCGCATAACCCGCCGTCAGACAATTGCCGGCGGCATCGAAATTCAGAACCTTGTCGCCAAGGCGAACCGACACAAACTGCGAGACGCGCCGGCGCGAAAGCAGCAGGCCCAGATAGAGATATGGCGGCTTTGAATCATCCAGAAAGAAGATGGCCCCGCCAAGCTCCACCTCGCCATAGACGACCCGCTGCGGCGGAATGGCCTGCCGGACAGAGCCGCGCGTGCCCGGATCATTGACCAGCGACCGGCCCGGCTTCGGCGCGGTCGCGCGCCCGAGCGCGTATTGGGTGCCGGTAATCACCAGGGCAGCGGTAACGTTGTAGAAGAACGCATAGGCCGCAGCGACCGAGGCTGCCTCCACGGCAAATGTAGTCGCGAGCGTCCAGGCGATCGTCTCGATCATAGGACGCTCCAGGCCATCACCACGCGCGGCGTCGGAAACGCGGTAAATCCGCAACTCAGGCGGCCAATCCAGTGCGAGCCATTGCGGATCACGCTGGCGCATCCGCGCGGCGTCCGGACGATGCCGAGATCGCCGGTGGCGGCGAGCGCGGGATCAATGAGACGCCAGCCCAACTCGCGCGCCGCCGCAGTCCAGGCGCCGACGATCCCCTTCCGGCCCATCAATGCGAGCGCCTCGGCCTCGGTTGTGTACCGCCCCCGAAAGCGATGGGCGGGATCTCGCCCGAGCACGGCGAGATAGATATCGGAGAGCGACAGCGCACAGTCGTCGACGCCCCAGCGCATGGGCTGACCGGACCAGCGCATGGCAGCGCTCGCGATCGCCGCGCCCAATTCGAGGCGGACGAAGTTCGATGACGCCTGCTGGATCAATCCGTCAGCCGCCATCTGACCTCCTTGTCGACCAGGTCCGGAATGAGCGACAGCCCGGTGTCGCCGGGATAGTCCTGCTGCTGCTGCTCATTCGACCAGACCAGATCGAGCGGACGCTCGATCGAGAAAAAACCGACATTGGCATTCAGCTTGATGGTTGCCTTGCCATCGGCGCCAACGTCCAACTCCTCGTAATCCAGCTTGGCGTTCACGATCGGAAACGGCACGCCCTGCATTTTTCCATCGCGACCGAAGGCGGCGATCCAAGCCTGGGCGGTACGGTTGCGGAGATTGGTGCCGAGATAGGCGAGCGCCTCGGGCGGCACGCCGCGCAACTCGAACGAAATCTGACGCACCGCAAGGGCGGCGGTCTGATTGAGACCCGAGATGCGCCCGAGCGAACCGATGCCCTGCCAAGTGTGGCCGTCATGCGAGAGCGGGCCGATACCTGACCAGACGCGGACGGCACCGTCCGGATGGTCGATGTAGACCATCAGCGCGACCGGCAGGCCGCGCTTCAGCGCCCGGCGAAACGCAAGGGCCAATTCCACGGTCACCGCGGCAACTCCTCGATTGCGGTGAAGCCGAGACGTCCATGCCCATGGACGTCGCGCATCACCTTTCCATCATCGTCCTGCGAGAGACGAAACACGCTTGTGGGCGCCTGCAGCACGACCTGATCGCCTGCGGCAACGCCGGCCCGAAGCGGCGGCTGGATTTTGATGCGGGTCTTACCGTTCGCATCAGTGCCCGCCTCGCCCGCGACCTCGTAGAGATGCGCGTGCGCCGCCGGGACTCCGTTCGGACGCACCTCGCCCAGATCGCCCATCCGAAGGCAGCGCGGAACCGAAGGCGGCAGGCCGCGCACCACGATGCTCTCGGCACCCCGCGCGGCGGCCTCGTCGATCGCAATGTAGGGCGGCAACCATCCCTCGACGAAGCCGGTGCCGTCTGCGAAGCGCGTCCCGTCCGAAAATTCTCCATCGGTCGGCACGACCTCGAGATCGCGCGCCGGCTGCAGGCGACCGAAGTCGGGCAAGCGCAGCAAGCCACCGATGCCCTTTTGCCTGGTGATGCGCGCGGAGAGTTCGCGCCAGCTAACCTTGTCGGCGTGCGTCTCCGGTGCCGGCGGAAATGTGTATTCGGCGACCCAGACCTGCACCTGCGGCCCGAGCACCGATCGGCTTCCGGTAAAAATGGAAGTCGAAACGAGATTGCCAGGCCGCAGATAAAAGCTGGAGTTTGTCGTGCGCCACATGGCGCGCGGCCAGGAATAAATCGTCATGCCAAATTAGCCCTGCAGCGCGCGGCTGTCGTTTCGCAGCAAACGCCGAATGTCGTTTATGGTGGTGCCGCGATTGCTTTCGGCGATCTGCATCATTTCATTGCGGAGCGCCGCGCGATCGGCGGCGGAGACATTCGAGAAATGATACTGCGGCGCATAGACCACCTGACCGGAGCCGCCCCCGCCAGGCGGCGTGACGTCGATGCGCTCGCCCGGCGTCACCCTCAAAGTGGCGAGTTTTGAATCGACGCCTCCGCCGCCGCCAACCATATAAGAGCCGCCGGTGGCGTTGGCGGGCGAGCCAGCAAACAACTTCGCCATCAAGCCAAAGCCGCCGCCGCTGTTGCTGGTACCGAACAGGCCCGCGAACGGACCGGTGCCGAGAAACAGCGCGTTCGCCGCGGCACTGGTCGCAGCCTTGCCGATATCGCGAAGCACATCGCTAAACTTGGTGCCCTTCTCGAACATCCGATCGAGCACGCCGACAAACTGCTGCCCCCAGAACGCCGTAGCGTCGGAGATGGCACTGAGCCGCTCGCGCAGCATTTCGGTGCCGCGCACGCGCTCTTTGATTTTTTCGCCGATATCGCCGATGAGGCCCTTCTCGATCTCCAGATCGGAGAAGCCAGCCTTGCGGAGCGCCTGCACGGTCTGCTCGGCAATGACGAGTTCGCGCCGCTCGGCGCCGATCGCCATTAGCATGCCCCGCTCGCGGGTCAGGTCCTGCAAGGTGCGTTGCGCCTTGTCCTCCAGCGGATTGCCGACATTGGTGGCACGGCCGTTGATCTGCCCGAACAGAAAATCGTCGACGCCTTGGCGCGGACCGTTGATCGTGATGGCCGTCTTGGCGCCGCCCATATCAGCAAGGCGCTTCTGCAGCGCCTCCAACTCCTTCAGTTTTGCCTCGACGATCGGCTCGAACACTTTCGCCGGCTGCTTGTCGACAAGCGCGGAGATTTCCCGCTGCAGCCGATCGATCTCGGCGCGAATGGCCTGCGGATCGCCGATCGCGCTACGAACGCTCTGAACCGCGGAACCGATCCACTTGCTGATGCCGAGCGCCCCCTGCATCGCCCAGGTCTTGCCCTTCTCGACAAGATCGTCGAATTCGCGCTTGAGCGCCTGGCTGTCCTCGATCTGCTGCTTGGTGACACCTCCCGCCTCGCGCATCTTCTGCACATAGAAGTCGAGCGACCGGTTGACGTTGGTCAGGGACGCGGCGACCGCGGGCGCGTTTTCCTTTCCGAACGTATCGGTAAGCACATTCAACTGCTGCTGCGGATCGCGAATGCGCGAGACAAGCTGGATATAGTCCGCAAATACCTCGCTCGTGCGGCGGAGATTGCCTGCAGAGTCCCGCACGGCAACATTGTTGCGGATCAGAAAATCGTAGAGCGGGCCGGTGCGATTGGCGGCATCGCCCAGCGCATCGGCGAAACGGCGGGCGGCCTTTTCGCCATCTGCGAAATCGCCCCCGCCATCCTTCATGGCGCGGTTAAGGCCCTGAATCTCGTCGGCGGTAAAGCCGGACATTTTCGCAACGCGCCCGAGTGCCGCGGCAGCACCGACCGAGTCCGCCACGAACTTGCCGAGCGCGCCGGCGGTAAGACCGCCGATCAGGCCACCGGAGAAAATCGACAGGCCCTTCGTGAACGTATCGAGACCGCGCAAATCGTTCTTGGCGCTGGCGATGCCGGCGCTAAGACCGTTTCTTGCGGTCAGAACGATATCGTAGTCTTCACGCTGCGGCATGGTTTATTTCTTTCGCAACAAGGCGAGAAACGCGATCCAGCCGTGGAACTCCGCCTCGGTCATGCTGCCGAGGCTGGAAACAGGCCGCTTCAATTCGTAAGCGACCGCAAACAAATTCCAGAGTGCCGGATCGCTCGCTAGTTTTTTTTCAGTTCCTCTGGCGATGGCGACGCGAGCATTGCCTGACCGACTCGCATCAACACGCGAGGGTCCGCACGATCGCGCAGCTTCAGCTTGTCCTCGAGGTCGAACATCTTCTCGCCGGCCTCTGTCATTGCCTTCAGAACAATGACATCGGCGTAGCGAATGACCTCCTGCCCGTCCGCCTCTCGCGCGATTTTTTGCGCTTCGGTGAGTGTGAGCGGCTGCCAGAATATCCGGAGCGGAACGCCCTTCTCGTCGGCCCATTCGGGCACATCGATATGTTGCGTTCCGATCTGGTCAAAATGCTTGGTGATGAGATCGATGGGACGCATCTCAGACCGTCGCGTCCGAGACGGCACCGTTCGCCGTGAAATTGAAATTTCGCGTGACGACCGCGCCACGCTGCACATTGCTGACCACCTCTGTAATGATGGCGGCGAGCGTCAGGTATTTAGCGCCAGAGCCAGCGCCCTCGGGATAGAGATTGAGCGTGACCTCGGCACCCTCGACCAGCGCCTCCTGCCCGTTGGTGTCGGTTTCATCCCAGGAGCACTCGATGCTGCCGGTGGCGCCCTTCACGCCAGGGAGAAACGACTTCCATGCGTCGCCCATTGCGGTGTCTTCCGCGAGGTCCACGTTTTTCGTGATCGAAAAACTCTGAACCTCGGCAACCGTGTTAGCGCCGACCTTAACGACGCCATTCTTTCCGTGATGCGTGCCCATGGATTTCTCCGTTGATCAAAGCGCCGCGGTTGGCGCGTTTTCGAGGGTTCGGTACATGACGCCGTATTCGAGGCGAACTTCGCCGGCGTAATTTTCGCCCGGCGCTTGGGCGTTGATTTTCGTCGAGATGAGATGCCACTCGAGCGCGATTGCCGCGAGCGCCGGCGCGACCGCCATGCGCTCCTCGATCGAGGCCGCAAGTTCGTCCAGCACATCGTCCGGAGGCTCCGCCTGCGAAACGCGAGCCTCGATTGCCACGGTCAGATTTCGCAAGAGCGTGGCTGAACCGCCGGCGGCGCCCATGGCCGCGATGTCGGAATTCTCCTCGATCGCATAAACGAGGATGGTCGGCGGATGATCGGCCCCGAGCGGCCGCAACCGCTTCGGATAGACCCGATCGCCGACCTGCGGCAGCCCGAGGAGAACCGCAGCGACCGCATCCCGGATCTGGCGGCGAACGTGGAAGGCCATCAGGACGAAGTCCCGATCACCATAATGTCGTAAGTCACGGCGGTGCCGGAGCCGCTATTGGCGATCCGGAGCACGTCGCTCGCACCGCCAGTGAGCGACCAGCCACCGACCGGTGCGGTCAGCAGCAGTGAGCCGCCAGGCGGCAGCGCGATGGTCGGCGCGGTACCGCCGAACGGGCCGACAAATGGATTGGAGGCCGCCGCACCGACGACCACGTTATTCACGTTCGCGGCGGCGGCCTTGATGAGAATGGCCTTCACCTTGGCGAAGGTGATAGCAGCACCGAAGGCATCGGTGACACCGCCGGCGAGATCGAGATCGTCATTGGACGAAGCCTCGATCGAGCGCTGGTCTGAAAACACTTTGTCGGCGAGACCGGAAGCGACCCCGCTCGCCAGTTCGACCGAATGGCTCAACTCGAGCGTGGCACGCGGCGTGCCGTGATCGCCACTGCCGGTCAAGATGGCCTGAATCTGCGCGAGAAATTTCGTCGTGAGCGCCATGCTTCTCTCCTGTTAGCGGGACAGGCTGATGAGGGTCATGCCCTCGCCGTCCGGCTCGAGTTCGACAACCTTGTAGGTTTCGACCGGGCCGCCTTCGGTTTCGATCTCGAGAAGATCTCCCGCGGCGCCGCCTTTCGCGCCCGCCGGCAGGTCCGCGGAACGGCAGAGAAAGGAAGGCTCCACGCTCGCAGATGGCGCGTGCGTGAAGCGAACCTCGAGGAAGGGCCGGTTAAAAATCCCGACCAGTTCTGCCGATGCGCCGCCCGCAGCCGTATAGGTCGCGGCCACGCCGAAGTCGGCCAGCATGGTCTCGCGATCGGCGGCGGTTTCGACCGGCATCAGGACTGTGCCGGGCCGCCCGCAGACTGCGGCTGCTCAACGACCTCGGTGCCCGCCGCGGGCGCTTCCTGCGCCACCTGCTCGCCGGAGCCGAGAACGCGGTCGAGGAATGACCGCGGCTTGTCCGGAGCCGGCACCTTGTCGGTTTCCGGTTTCTGCTTGTCGGTTTCCGCTTTTTGCTTGTCGGCCTCTGCTTTTTGCCCGTCGCGCGGAACACAGACGTCAATGAGATGCTTCGGCAGATCGGGCAGGCCGATCTCCTCGCCCGCCTTGAATTCCAGCGTGGTCTTTGCCTTCACTTCGGAGCGCCGCTTTCCGGCCTTGACGATTTCCACGTTGTGCTTGCGGCTTGCAAGCTGCTGCGCGTCAACCGAAACCAGATCGCCGACGCCCAGGCGGGCGACCGGTCCGACAACCTCGTACATTTTCATTATGTGCTCCATCGCTTGAGGGTTTTCGGGAAACTCCATCACAGAGCGTCCCGAAAACCCTCCCGCCTCGCGGCGGAAGGGTTTCTGGTTTGCGCGTTCAGCGCGGCATCAGACCATGGTGACCAGGCAGGCATGCTGCCAGAAGCCATAGCCAACGTTGCCGCCCCACTCGACGCCGTACCAATGCTTCTTCTCCTTGAACTCCAACTCGGAGCCTTCGGCGATCGCATCGACGGCAACCGGAACCTCTTCCTGCAGGATGAACGGCTTGGTTTCGCCATCCGTGCGATAGACCGCGAACTTATCCGTCCAGGTGAGTCGCGGATTGACGACCGGCGTGATCTTCAGCTTGTCGAGCGCCGGAATCGTGTTGGCATTGCCGTTGTCGATCATCGGCAGCGCGACGGCCGCGACCGCGACCGCCCAGAGCGAAGTCGGGACCATCACCTCGAACTCGGTCGCGCCCTCGTTCATCGGCTCGCCCTGGTCGTCCTTGAAGCCAAGGATTGCCTGAACCGCGAGCAAGATCGCCTGCTGCATTTCACCAACAGACGGCGCCGTCGCCGTTCCGTGCACAGCAACCGCGAGACCGGAGATATCGACCGAAAGATCGTTCGACTGCGAACCGGAATCGCCTTCGGCGTGGTCGGTGTCGAAAAAGTACTGGCCGTCATAGCAAAGCTGCGACTCGCCATTGATCATGAGCGTGGACATCAGCTTCATCGGGTAGGACAGCACGCGGCGCGACAGTTCGCCGATGCGAACCCGGATCTGGCCGGACTGATCGCGACGGAGATGCTTGGTAAGAATCTCGAGCGTCGCCTCGTGATCCTTGTTTTTGATCGAGAAAGTATGCTCGCGGAGTTCCTTGGGCTGGCGACCGCCAATCCATTCCCGCATCTGCGGGACCTGACCGAGCCAGCCGTAGGTTTCAGTCTCCTGCGAGGAATTGATCTTCATCGCATAGCGCGACACCCAACTGGCGTCGCCTGCCGTGAGTCGGTTGTAGATTTCGCCGACGATCGCACGGCTCGTAAGCAGAGCGTGAGGCATTGAGAAGTCTCCTAAGTCGAGCGACCGCGGCGCGGTGCTGACGAATGGAATGGAAGGGAGTGCCGCCGCCCGAAGGCGGCGGCGGCTAGTTCAGTGATCAGGTTTCGCGGACGAACGTGCCGCGCTTCTTGGTGACGACCCAGCCGTTCGCGTCGCCGATCTGCAGATCGAGGAAATCGCCACGCTGCGCGGTCGCCTTGGTGTTGGTCAGGTCCTTGTCGTCGGCGGCGGTGATATCCGGGCCTTCGATCATATCGGCGGAGTTCGGAGAGACCGCCCAGCCGACCGCACCGTAAGCGCCGCCGTTCATGAGCCGGATGCCAGCCAAGCCAGCGACCGCAGGCAGGGTGATGACGACCGTATCGGTGTCGATCCAGAAGCCCTTACCGGAATCCTCGGCGTCGAGCGTCTTGTTTGCCGAAACCGTCTCCCAGAGATAGCCGGCATTCGGATCGGCGAAGTTCTCGACGTCATAAGCGACAACAGCGACGCCCGAGGACTCGTAACGCGAGACGAAGCCCACGAACACGCCGCCGACAGGCGACAGGCTGAAGGCATTGTCGTCGGTGGCGTAGACGGGCTGCCAGTAGTCGGTGATCGCAACACCGGTGACCGACAGTTTCATCTGGCCGCGGCGCTTTACGCGGACATTGATGGCCGCCGCAGCACCCGCAGCATTGTCAGCGCGGGCTTCGGCAAAACCGACAAACTTGTCGACGGCAGTGAGCGGTCGCGCGTGGCCGGTGGCCTTGACCAGCCCGACCGCCGCACCGCTATAGATGATGTCGGAAGCGATGACAGGATATTCCTGCACGCCGCCGATTTCGTGAGTGCGGACCGCGTCCGCAGCAAGCGTCGTCATTTGGACTCTCCAAATTTCAGAGGTTGATGGGAAGCCACGGCGCCTGAAAGCGCCGCAGCGGTCAGCCCACGCGGGCCTTGTTCAGGATGCGAATGCTTCCGTTCGCAACGCCCTTCTGGAACGAAACGTAAGAGTCCTCCGACGCAAACTCCGCCTGGAGTTCGGCGCTGGCCTTGAACTCTTCTCGCCAGCCCGCCTCGTTGGTGGCCTTCGGCTTTGCCGGAGCAGCAGCCGCGGCGGCGGCAGCAGCCGGCGCGTGCGCGAGACCGGCGGTCTCGGTTTCCACATCGCGAAGCGCCTGCGAATGACCGGCCCGCGTCTGCTTCTCGACGCGGAGAATGCGAGCGGCGGCCTGGTCCGGAGACGTCGTGCCGTCCGCCTTCATCTCGGCGACCAGCGGCTCGTGACCGGCAACCGCGATCGCCTCGATGCCGAGAATACGATCGCGTTCGGCGGTCGCGGCATTCCTCGCGAGTTCGGCGGAGGCTTCGGGATAGGCCGCCTGAAGTTCGGCGGCGCTGGTGATCTTCTTTTCAGCCGCTGCCGGCGCGGAGGCCGGCTGCGCGGCAGCCTTGGTCGGATCGAGAGCCATGGAGTTCTCCTGCTCGCTTGCGGCTGCCGGAATGGCAGACGAACTGGTGGATGCCGCCGCGGCGTGAACCGCCGCGAGGCCTGTGTCGCTTTTCATGTTCGGGTTTCCTTATTTGCGATTGACCGCCGCGATGAACGCGGAGAACAAATCGTTTGCCTTGCCGACGCCGTCGACCATTCCAAGATCGATTGCCTCGGAAGCTCTGAAATCCTGCGCCTCGGTCTCGAGCGCCTGCACCGCGGTGAAGCGGTTGCCGCGATAGCGCCCCACATGCGCGGCGAACGCCTGCCGACCCTGTTCGACATTGGCGCGAATTTTTGCGGCGAGCGCATCCGGCAGCGCCTGAAACGGATTTCCGTCCGCCTTGTGTTTGCCGGCGGCAAGAATCGTGACCTTGATTCCTTCCTGCTCGAGATGCCGGGAATAGTCGGCATGCAGCGTGATCACGCCGATCGACCCGGCCCGGCCGAATTCCGGCATCACGATCTGCCGCGCGGCGGACGCCAGCAGATAGCCGGCGGAAAGCGCGAAGTCCGTGAGGATGGCGATGGTCGGCTTCGCCGCGGAGAGTTCGGCGATCATATCAGCGGTCTCGAACGCGCCCGCGACCTCGCCACCGAAGCTGTCGACCTCAAACACCACGCCCTTAACCGCGTCGCTCGAGGCCGCGCGGCGGACCTGCGCCTGCAGACCCTGATAGGAAGTCCGCCCCGAACTGGCACCGACAAAACCGCCCTTGTGGACCAGCGTGCCCTCGATCGGGATCACCGCGACAGAGTCGACGATATCGAAGGGCAAAACGTTGGCGCGATCGTAAAGACGGCCCAACTGATCGCCCAGGCGGCCCATGGAAGGCCGCCCGTTGGCAAACGCCACATGGTCGACCGCGTCGATCGGTGTCTCGACGGAAAAGCCGCCGGCGGAGAAGCGCGGCCCGAGCACCGCGAGGATCGCCGCCGCCTTGCGCGCGTCGATCATGAGCGGCTGATCGAACAGCCTCGCCGCGAGATGAGGATGGATCATGCGTTACTCCGTCTGGCTTCGGTTTCGTCCTCGGCATCCGAGCCATCGGCGGGATCACCGTGCGGATTTTGAGCCGGACTGGCCGCCGGCGTTTGCTCGGCGGAGATTCCTGCGTCGTCCAGAAGTTTCCGCTCTTTGCCAAGCTGCCTGATCTTGTCCTCGACCTCGCCGCCGGTCCGCTCGAGGCAAATCTGCTCGCGCGTTGTGACGCCCAGACGGACATCAATCTCGTCGGCTTCGGCTTCCTGTTTCGGATTGAGCGACGGACGGCGCGGACCGCGCCACTCGGCCCAGCAGTAAGCCTGCCGAACGCGCTCGTTCTCGAAAAATCCCGGTGCCGCGAGACGGCCCTCGGCAACCGCCTCCTCGAGGCACCACTCGTAGATTTCCTGACAGAGACGGCCTGCGAGCCAGGCGCGGCGGCGGCGGAAAAACTGCCAAGCCATCTCGAGCGCGGCCCGCGAGGCGGAATAGGACGCTGTGAAGTGCTTGATCAGCAACTCCTGCGGCAATTCCAGCGCGACGCCAATCTGCCGCGTGATCGCGAGAAAGAACGGATCGAAATTCGCGTTCGGGCGCGCGGGATTGGCAAGCGTAATGTCCTCGCCCTCGCGCAACTGCAGGATTGCGCCGTCGCCCATTTTCAGGTCGCGATCGCCGCCATCGTCGTCGGTCTCGAGGATCTGCGAAGGCGACACGTTCGATTTGATGAACACGGTGAAGCACGCCTGCAGCACGGCGGCGCGGACCTCGCTCTCGCTGTAGGAGGACAACTGTTTCAGATGTTCGATGACCGGAGCCAGATAGGGCACGCCGCGGCTTTGTTCCGGACGCATGCGGTCATAAAGATGCAGGACCAGCCGCTTTCCTTTGGCGGTGCGCGCGGGAATCCGTTTCCATGCGAGACCCGCGGAGCGAAGGTCGCCCGGATGCTTGTTCGAGATATGATAGGCGATCGGCATGCCGTTCTGGTCGAACTCGACGCCGCCGGCAATCTGCTCGGTGTCACCGGCCCGATCCGGATTGGACAGACGGTCCGCCTCGAGCACCATCATCTTCGTGCCGTAAGCGTCCCCTGGGTTCTTGCGGTTGCGCCGCACGATCACGGCATCGCCAGACTCGAGCACGCTGCGGAAAATCAGGCTCTGCATTTCCTCGAATGACTGAACGCCGGACCAATCGGCAGTCCGGCAGAACATCGCGAATTCACGCTCGGCCTGGCGCTCCCAGGCATCCGCCGCTTCCGGCGACATGCCGAGCGCCTCGCTGTCGATCGACGCCTGCAACTGCAAGCCCTCGCCGACAACGTTCGTGACGACCGTGGCCACGGCACCGGTCGCCAGCGGCGCATTGCGGGCAAGATCACGCGAGCGACCGCGCAGGTCCGGAAGGTCCGGCAGAATATCGCGATCGGCGGAGGCATCGGTGGGACGCCAGCGGCGGAGCGCGCGGCTGTCGCGACGGCCGCCGCCATAGCCGCCGGCATCACCCGCCGCCAGATTCAGCATCGTGCGGGCCTGCAGCCGCTTCAACCCGCGTTCGGGCATGAAGTAACCAACGACGCGGTCCATGACGGTCGGCGCCATCGCGCGGCGGAACTGGTCAACAACTTCCTTCATTCGCGTGCCCCATAGAACAGGCGCGGCGAAGCCGAGCCGTCCTCCGACAATTCCTTGCACTTCTTGTCCCAGAAACTGATCTGCTCGCGGATTTCACCGGCATCCGCGCGCCGGAGTCGCCGCCGGCTGCCGTTGCCGGTGTCGAGTTCGTACTCCTGACCGCCCGCAACCGCGGTGTTGGCGGCGAGCCAGATTTCAAGCTGCGCCTCGGCGTGCTCGAGCGTAATGCCGGCCATTATCGAATCCCCGGATTGATCACGCGGCGCTTGCGACCGCGGCGCTGCAGGATGGTGGGACGCGCGGCGATCTTCACCGAGTCCGGAGCCAGCATGTCCGGCTCCTTCAGTTCGCCCGGCGTGCCGCGCTCCTTTTGCAAGACCGCCCACTCTTCCGGCGTGAGCCGTGAGAGGCCGAGATATTCCGCCATGGCCATCGCGTAGATGCGGCAGTCGAGGAGATGGTTCGGCCCGGTTTCCTGCCAGACTTTCACCGTGCGACCGCGGAAGGTCGCGGTTTTCAGAAACTCGGCGGTCTGCTGTTTAAAGAAGCGCTCATCGCAGCCCTGATGGTGGTGACAGTAGCCTGGCGGATCGACTTCCTGTCCGGCCTTGCGTCCATCTTTGCCGAGATACGCGTAGAACGTTGCCTTCAGCGACCAGCCGCCGACCGGCCAGAGCGTGGCCCCGTTTGTGATTTTCTTACCGGACAGATGGATATCCACCTGCTTCGGCGTACCGATCGCCGGCGCGGTCCAGCCGCCGACGCCCCTGATTGCGAAGGCTCGAGCGCGCGAGCGCGACCAGGCATAGACCTGATTGGCGCGACCACCGTCGCCGGCGTCGACAGCCATGGCGTCAATCAGCCGGCGGCCATTAAAGGAATCCGGAAAGGCGCGGTCGTAGATTTCCGCGAGGCGCGCGAACGCGCCGGCATTCGGATCGGTGGTCTCGCCCTCGAGGAAGTCGTGCTGGATCGACCAAGACTCTCCATTCGGCGCGAACGCGACAACCTCGTACCAGATGCCGCTGTGTTGAATGTCGGCACCGGCGACCAGCAGAAGGCCGCGCGCTGGCACAACGCCCTGCGGATAATCCTCGCGGCGCTCGAGCAACCGGACATAGTCCGGCGCGTCGCCCTTTACCTCGTGCGCCAACCCGAGCGTCAGATTGTCGAAGGTCTTCTGCTTGGCCGGATTGTCCTTGGCGGCAACCCAGCGCTCGGCGACGACATCCCATGGCACGAATGGAGAGGACAGAGAGTCAAAATGGTAGGAACGATGTTTGCCCGGAGCCGGAGCCGTTGCAATCCAGCGCCCGCGCCGGACCAGATCGTCGCGCTCGTCGGCCTCGATGACCTGCCCGCAGCAGGGAGCCGCGTAATGGGCCTTGAACGGATACGCCTCGTTGAATCGAAACAGCTTCCGGTCGAACTGGAAATAGAACTCCGAGCCGCAGCCAGGACATGGAACATGCCAGTAACGCTGGTCGCCCTTCTCAAACTCCTCGTCGATGTAGCACTCGCCCTTAATGACGGGCGTCGAAATGCTTAATTCCTTCCATTCGCCCGAGGCGAGGAAGGAGTCATAGGAGCCGGCGATCATTTCGTGCGGCGAGCCTTGGCCGTCCAGGTCGCGCGGATACTCAGACGCCTCGTCCTTGATAACCTTTTTTCGGGTCTTGCCGCGGAGATCTGCCGTGGACGTCGAAATCCCCATGAGGATCGAGCCGCCGCGGTATCGCTTTACATAGGTGGTCGAACCCTTGCCCGAGCGGGCGGTCTGCGAAAAAACCTTTTCGGCGAGCGCCGGCGAGCCATCGAGCGTCCGCTGCAACTTCTCGCTATTGAAGTCCGCAAGGTTCGCCTCGGTCGGCTCGATCAAAAACACATCGCATGGCTGCACATCGATCGTGAAGCCGCAGGCGGCGATCGCCAGCGTGGACGCGCCGATCTGCTTCGACTTGCGAAACACCGCTTTATTGTCCGGGCACTCGTCGGCCCAGAAGTCGAGCGGCTCGGCAAAATACGGCGTCGTCTGCAGCCGCCACTTCTGGCCCTTGTAAGGACCATCCGGAACGATCACGTTCTCCGCCGCCCAGGCGGACGGCTTGACGATCGGCGGCGGCGCGATGATCGAGGCGAGCGCACCGGCGATCAGGGCCAGCGCGGAATGCTTGAATGTCTGGGCGCTCATTCTGCCTCGGTCGGCGAAGCCGGCTGCTTTGCCTTCATCGCCGCGGTCGCGAGTTTTTCAAATTCGCGGGCGGCCTGGGTGCGAACGTCCCGAACAATTTCCTTCAGGGCATCGCGGACGCCGGCGGCGCCGTTCTTTTTTGCGGCGAGCGCCAGCGGCTCGGCATGCTGGCTGACGCTGTTTAGAATGGTCAGCAGGTTCTCGGCGCAGACGACGGCGGCATCTGTGACCTGCTGGGCCGGAACGAGTTTGCCGATCCGCTCCTCGAATTCCAACTGTGCCGTGCGTGCCCGATAGACCTCGGTGGCGGTCTTCGCCTTGGTAAGCTGTGCGCTCGCACCGGGCGGAAGGCCGGGCTCGTCTTCCTCGCGGGCGACGGTGATGCGCTCGCGGGTTTCGCCCAGCGCACGATCGGCGGCGGCCACATCGATCAAGACCGAGCCGCCCTCCTTGCGGAACGGAATCTTTTGTTTGTCGCAGAGATTCTTGATGGCCTGCCGGGTCACGCCGCGGTGCCTGGCATATTCGGCCTGAGTCATCTCGAGGGTTTCAGCTTCCATGATTCACTCACGCGGCGAGCGGCACCCCACGATCCGCTGCGACCTCCGAAAATTTTGCGCCGCTTTCCTCGAGCACCGCGGACTTGCCGGTCAGGCCCTGCCATCGGAGAACCGCGACATCGACATAGGCCGGATTGAGTTCGATCGCGCGGCAGCGGCGACCCAGAAGCTCGGCGGCGATGAGCGTGGTGCCCGAACCGGAGAACGGCTCGTAGACGGCGTCGCCGCGCTTTGAATTATTGATCATCGGGCGGCGCATGCACTCGATCGGCTTCTGCGTTCCGTGCCCGGTTTCGCTTTTGAAGTGTTCGATCTCCCAGACGGTCGAGCGGGCGAGCGTGCGGACGCGTGCCTTGCCCTTCGGCCGCTGCCAATCGGCGGCCTCGCCTTCGCGAACCGCATAGGCAACGAGTTCATGGTCCTCGAGGAATTCCCAGCCGGTCTCTGCCCCGTCGCGCACCACGTAGTAGGCAGGCTCATGCTGCCAATCGTAGTGGCCCCGCGAGATGACGGCGCGCGGCTTGACCCAGACGATCTGCGCGCGAACCTGAAATCCGCAAGCCTCGAGTGATTGCTGCACGGTGCCGGCATGCAGGCCGCCATGCCAGACATAGGCGACGTTGCCGGGAAAGAGCGACCAGGTCTCGCGCCAATCGGCGCGGTGATCATTGAGCACCACGCCGGTCGCCTGGCCTTCGCTTCCGATACCCGCCGCAGCCCGCCAGGACGGATCGTAGGCGACGCCATAGGGCGGATCGGTCACCATCAAGTTCGGCTTCTCGCCGGCGAGCACGCGGGCAACGTCCTCGGCCTTGGTGCTGTCGCCGCAAAGAATCCGGTGTGCCCCGAGGAGCCAGACGTCGCCGATCTGCGAGACGGGCACCGCCGGTGCCGATGGCGCCTGTGCGCCCTTTGTCCCATCGGACTCGCCGCTCGCCTCTGTGAGCAACTGCTCGATCTCGTTGTCGTCGAAGGCGGCAGCCTCTCCGCCCAGACCAGAGGCGAGCACGGCGCGCAGTTCGGTCGCCAGCAGTTCCTGATTCCAGGTCGCCTCTTCGGCGATGCGATTGTCCGCGAGGATGAACGCGCGGCGCTCGTCTTCGGACAGATGCCCGAGCGTGATGACGGGCACCCGATCGAGGCCCATGCGCTGGGCGGCGAGCACGCGGCCATGGCCGGCGAGGATTCCACTGTTGGCGTCGACCAGGACCGGGACGCAGAAGCCGAACCGTTCGATGAGGCCGCAGAGTTTCTCGATTTGCCGCTTCGAATGTTCGCGGGCGTTGTTGGCGTAGGGAACAAGGTCGGCGACCGGGCGGAGTTCAACCGACCGGGCGCTTTTTGCCAGCAGTTCACCGAGGTCGCGAGTCAACTGAGTCAACCGAGTCAACCTAACTTTTTCCAGGATTTGCTAGCGAAACCTCGGGGTCCGAATTACCCGCGCGGCCCTGTGGAGCCGGAAGGACCCGAGAGTTAGAACGGGATATCGGCCCGTCCGGGCTTGCGAACATGCTCGCGCCAAAGCGCGCGAAAATGCCGGTTGAAAGAGCGCCGGAATGTCTCGGCAGCCGTGCCGCGGAACGGATAGCGCTTATCGTAGAGCGGCTCGGCCACGAACAAGAGCACAGGCTGGATTTCTCGGAGACCGCGACGGATGTAGATGCCGTCCGGGATCTCTACGTTTCCCTTCCGCATGACAAAGTAGCGCCCGCCCGCCCGACGAATGGCACCCTTCCGCGACCGCCTGCTCATGTTCTGCTGGGGGTCCGGGCTGGCCTGCAATTGAGACAGGATGCGAGTGAAGTCCCGCCCCCGCATGTTGCCGTGCTCGTCCAGTTCGGCACCACTTGCCGGAATGGTGAACTCGTTGGGCTGCAGGATGCCAGCCCGCTCAAGCGCCCGCTCGTGGCTCTTCTTGACGCGAGCACCGCCCTCGACCGCAGGCCCGAGATACCGATAGGCGGGCACCGAACCGAACCCGTCCTTAAACAGCACGGCGGCGGTTAGGGATTTCTTGGTGGCAGGCTTCACGCGGAGGGAATTCAGCGTGAAGCGGGTTGGACGGTCAAACACCTCCGCCATTTTGCGGTATTCGGCGGCCTGAATATCCTTGGCGGTTCGGGTGAGCGCGCCGGCGGTTACGAACGGAACGTGCTGCTTCTCGAAATCGTCGATGTTCCGCAGAAGCTGCTCGAGATTGGTGCCGACGCTGACCCGGAAACCCTGCGTGCCCATACTTTATATATGCGAAAGCCCGAGGGGATGACCGCTCGGGCTTCAGGCAAGCAACCGCAGGTGCCAATGTTCGAATTCTGGCCCCTGCCGCACCATCCCTTCGCTGATTCTCGCCGCCCGATCAAGCGCCGCGCATCAGTTATGCTCCACGGCGGAGACCGGAAGCTCGACCGGGGTCTTGCCGCCGAAGCAATCAAGGAGCACGCGCACCCTTTCCTCGCCGGAAAGCAGGCGGAACTCGGCAATCCGACCATTGAAGGCGGAGAATGGCCCCTCGCTGATGCGGATTAGGTCGCCGATCTTGAAAAGTCCGACCCTTTCGGGCTGCCTGCGGCGCTGAACGGCAGGCGGAAGGGCGTAAAACTCGGCAGCGCGCTGAATGAAGGCAACCTCCGAATGCCCGAGCGGCAACGGCCTTCCGCCCCTTGGCAGCATCCGGTCCACGCCAGGACAATTAAAGATCAAGTGCCAAGGATCGCGCTCGAGATCGAGCATCGTAAACAGTATGCCCGGAAAGAGAGGCCGAAGCGCATCGCGAGACCGGCCCCGGCCATGCGCCTCGCGGACGTTGATCATCGGCTGCCATGTGAGGATGCCCTTCTCGAGCAACTGAGCGACGGCCAAAGACTCCTGCCGACCCTTGGTCATGATCACATACCAGCGATAGGCTTCGGACGGCTCGAGGCCCGGCTGCAGCGGCGCTTCTGTCATGGCGTCTCCTTGGAAAAATCGTCGGCATCCCGGTCCTGCGCCGCCTTCAGAATGCGTGCAGCTAGTTCGGCCTCGCGCGACAAGTGGGTTTTGTGAACATTCAACTGCATCCGCTCGAGTGATCCGTCCGGCGGGTCCAGCGCACCGAGCCTTTCGGCTGCTTGCTGCGACTCCCGGATCTGATCGCGGAGCGGCTGCACCTCGTCCGGACGCGGCAGGCGGGCGTGCCGCTTGGCGAATTCGAGGAGATACATCGCCCATCCCTCGCGGGCGGCGGCGACTCCGATCGGCTGAGTCAGCACCATCCGCTCGGCGAACTCCATGGGAGTAAGCCGCGGAGCGATTGGCTTCGGGTCCGGAACATGCCGGGCCGGATCGAGCGCGCGGAACACGCGGTCGCCCAGATATTTCCACGCCTCGACGACGCGCTGATTTCGCGTAGCACAGACCGCAAAATACTGGCTCATGCGCGCGTGCGCCGCCGCCTGCTCGGCAAGCGCCAAGTCGATCCAGCGAACCCGCGCCTTCGCCCGATTGCGAGGATTTCGAAGTTCGTAGTGCTTCCAGAAATTCTCGAACGTGATCGGTTCGAGCACAGGCGGTCCCGCGCCTTGCCCTTCCTCGCGAGTCCCGGTTGGGGGCATTGCCGCAAGTGCATGCCTCGGCTCGGTACGGGAATCCCGATCCGCGAAGTAATTCTTCGGCACAGGCGGAGCACCGGACGAATGCGCCGGTGGTCTTGCGGCCAAAACATGCGGCGAGTCGACCGGAAGGGCGACCGCCGCTCCGCTTCCTTCCCTTTTGGAAGCGGCGAGGCTTGGTTGAGGGGGTAAAGGGGGAGATTTGTGTATATCATTACTTAGTACGGGAGAAAACGATCCCGGCGGACGGGTTGGCCGCAGTACGGAATCCTGCACTGCGGACGGGCCGGAAGGCTCGGACCCGGCCAGCGCTTCCGCAGGAACATCCGGCATCGCCTCGGCGTGCTCCGCCGGTGCGAGCGCAGGTGCCTCGACCTCGGCCACGGCCTCACCATCGGCGGGCTCCGCAAATTTCGGCCAGGCAGCCACGCGGACGCGGACGCCGGTGATCTTGTGGCTCTCGTCCCGCATCAATTCGCGCTGCACATAGCCGATGCGAATGAGTTCCTTAATCGCCTTCAGCGTAACGGGCCTCGAGATGCCGAAGCGCTTGCGGACCTCGTTCGTGTGAACCTTCCAGGTGCCGGGCTTGGACAGCAGATAGATGAGCACCGCGTAGGGCAGCGCCTTCAAGCGCACATCGTTGAGGAGCGCGTTCGGCAGCACGGTATAATCCGTGCGGCACTCGACGCGCTCGATCGTGATCTCATCGGAGGGAAGCGCACGTTTGCGAGCGGTCATGCGGCCTCGCTTTTCGACATCGCGTCGATGTTCTGTTTGTGAACGGTGAAGCTAAGCGCGACGACCCAAGGGTTCGTTCGCCAACTTTCCTCGCCGTTGATACCGGTCCAGAGCAAATAGAACAGCCGCTGCGCGACCGTGCCTTCCTTCGTTTCCACGGCAGCTTCTGTCCCGCGCAGGAAGGCCAAGCCAGCCTCTTTTTGTGTCCATGAAGCGCGGTACGACTCAACGCCCTCTGCGATCGCATCGGCGTCACTGATCGCCTGCACCCGCTCCACCTTCACGCCGGTGACGATGAGCGTGAGGCGTGAGGCCCAGCGTGGCATGTGGATCGAGGGCACGCCGAGCCGCTGCTGCTTATTGGCCCAAGCGCCCATCAGCTTTGGAATGACAAGGTCTTCATCGTCTGCCGCATATCGCCAACCGGCGCGCGTGCAGTCATCATCGAGGCGGAGGCTTTCCCGAACCCACAGCCGGTCTCCGGGTTGATAACGAGTGGAAATGCAGACACCGCATGTGCGATGCCAAATTGCGACCTTCACCGGCGCTGGGATTTTCTCGCCGCTCTTGCTGAGCGTGAAGCTAGAACCTCCGCCGACGGTGGACGGCTCCCATCCGCCCATTTTCGGATGTTCATAAATCGGCAGCCCGTCGCTCGTTTTGGTCGGGAGTTTCTGAATCCTCCGCGTCTGTGTTTTGCGGCCATCCAGCAGCGCGCGGACCATCGGGCCGGAGAAGATGATCGGGCGATCCGTCATGCCGCACCGACCAGCCCGAGCGCGCCAGGACGCGAGGCATTCGCGGATCTAGGCCACGCCGAATACAACACGCCGTCCAGAAGCCGTCCGGCAGCTTTCTTGCCGACGCGCACCATCGGGAATCCTTGAACGATCTGCCCATGCTGCCCCTCTTTGCTCTGGTGCAGGCAGCCCCACTCTCCCCATTGCTTGAAGAAAAACGGAACGCCCGCGGCGGCGCACTGATCGCGCAAAGACCTAGCCCAATCCGGGTGCATTGGTCGCGCGTTCGGACCGCTCTCGCCGCCTACGATCAGCCAATCGAGAGGGCGCAGCTTTTCCATGCCAGGCGCGAACATGCCGCGAGTAAGAAATCCAGCACCTATGTCGAGAACATTGCGTGACACAGCCCATTGCAGATCAATCGGCCCAAGCAGCGGCTCCGCGCTCACAAACCGGATCGCTGCCGGTGTCGCGAGCAAATGCGGGATGCGCTCGTCGGCTTCCTGCTGGCGCTCGGCGGAGACGCCGAGCCATACGTTCGGCAATGGCCAGCCAGCCTTGTAGAGCTTGTCCATGACAGCCGCGACGTGTTCAGGCTTTTGCCCAAAGCCACTTGGAGGCAACAGCGAGCCGCGCCCTGCCAAAAATCCATAAATGGTGCTCCGCAAATTGGGCTGCATATATTTACGCATTCGCTCCGCGCGCTTCGTCAGCACCTGAAACGTGTGCTGCGGAGACAGCGCCATGATCGCGAATACCTTGTCGATCCATTCGTCCGGAACGGACTCGTGAAACACGTCTCCCATCGAGTTTACAAAAATCCGGCGCGGCTTTTTCCAGCGCAGCGGCGCGGTCAGTATATGATCCGGCGCCAGCGCCACCTTGCCGGTCCAGATGGCGTTTCCGTTTTCGTGCAGCCTGACCGTCCCGCAGTAGTGCGAAGCGCCGTCCTTGACCTCGGACGCCGCGCGGATGCGATAGGCCATCTTCATCGCGTAGCAGTTCGTGCAGCCAGGCGAGACGACCGAACAGCCTACGATCGGATTCCACGTTTCGTCCGTCCATTCGATGCCAGCCATCAGCCCCTCCCCAATCCCGTTAGACGTCTGGCCTGATTGCAAGGGCGAACCGGCGCGGCAAGCGACAACGGCTCGACGCGCTGCCGATTGCCTACCTCGGCGATCGCGCGAATGAGCACGCGCCGAGCCTCGGTGAAATTTTCGCCGGTCGAGCGCATCGCCTCTTCCGCGAGACGGTGAGCGATGAAATCAGTGTCGCGCATTCAGTTCCCGAGCCTCTGCTGCGTGCCTTCCCAGACGAACTCCTCGAGCGGCAGATGTTCGCGGCACGCGCAACAGAACGTGCCTCCATAGAATTTCGGATCGCGGGCGTAGGTTTCCGCAAGCGGAAGCGACATCGTCGTCGTCGCGAGACAGCCTCCGGTGGAGCGATCGAGTTCGGGCTGCGTCCAGAAGCGCCCGACGGTCGGCGACCGATCCGGGCCATACGCCTCGTATTTGACGTAACCATAGGCGGCGTATTGCTTTGCTTCCGCTTCGGTCAGATCGCGCAAATTAGGCGGCAGCGGGCGACCGACATGCACATAGGCAAACCGGAGCGGGCGAACGAATCCCTTCGCGCGTTCTTCCGCGGAGAGCACGACATAGCCCCGCTGCTGACCGTTCGGCTTCAGCGCCCGATGCGAGCCGTCGCTCGGCACCGGAGAGCCATCGGTAAGGGTGCGCTTTGGATCTTCGCTCATTGCTTCTTCCTCACCTCGAGATGGAAGGTGCGATCGGTGACCGACAGCAACAAAACGACACCACCGGTGTCATCGACCTCGGAGACAGGGATCGAAACCTTTCCGCCGGCAGCGCGCCGGACCAGGGCGATCAAAAGCTGGTCGCGGAAATTCTCCATCAGCGCCGCGTGCTCGGGCGCGACCGAACGCGCCGCATCAATTCCGCTTCCCATGACCTGCCTCCATAAGCTGCCGGCGGATTCGCGCGGCCTCACGCTGTGAGATTTCGATCGCGCCCGCGGCGACGGCGAGCGCACGCTTTGATTTGCAAACGTTGTAATGGCCGCGATGAAAATGGCGGCGTGCAACACCGATGCGATCGGCCATCGCATGCAGTTCGGCCTCGCTCGAGCCGACCAGGTGACACATGATCATGCCCCGATAGCTAGCGGCTGCGTTGTCCACGCCGACCATCAGGCCGCACCCACGCGCAAGACAGGCGACGCCTCAGCGGAGGCCATGGGAACCGCTGAGGCGCCGCCGCTTTGAGCCGTCGCTACATCCGCGCTCGGCTCTATTGCATCCCGAGGCCCCGCCTGATTGCCCCAGAAGGTCCAGCCCGCCGGCGCTTCGCCGCGGGCAAAAATTTCAATCTTCGCCATTTCAGGCCAGCAGCGGTCGATCCAGCCGCGCACGAAATCGTGCGGCTTCACCGAATGACCGGCGAACTCCGCATCGAAGCATGAGACGGACTGCGTGCCGGGCAACGGCGCCGGGATATTTCCGCGACGGGCGAACAGCAGGAATTCGTGCTGGTCGCGAAACCACCGGCCCATGCCGGTCTTATTGCCGACGCGCTGCTTGTGCCAGACCTGCTGCGAGCCATACTTTCCGCCGCCGACCGGACCGAGCGGCTCGCCCGCCGGATCGCGCAGTAGCCGACCGTCCACACCGCGCGGACGAAACGCGACAAAGCCCCACTCCGCGAGAATCTCGAGATCGTCCAGGAGCGACGCGGCGGTCGACCAGTAGCCGATGACGCAATCGGGCGCGGCGAAATCGTTGATCGGAAAATCCAGCAACTCGCGGAACGACATGCATGGGTAATGATTGGTCGGCGCCTTCTCCGAGCCGGTCACCTCATCATAGGAATTCGAGGCGCGTGGCACGTCGATGAGCACGATCGGAAAGAGCCGACCAGGAAGGCCCGGCTTTTTCGCGGCGATCGCCTCGCCCTTCCGCTGTCGTTGGTAATGACGGGCGAAGCTCTTCGCCTTGCGGATCAGCTTCGCCTTGGCGAGAATTTCCGCCTCGCCGCGAGCGACCAGGACGACCTGCTCCTCGACCGGCAGCGCCGAGACGGCTGCGGCGACGGAGACCGAGACCTCGCCCGCCCGCACCGCCTCCTGCAGCACCGGCGCACCCTGATCGAGCACCACGCCGGCGGCGCCGACCGAGCGCTTGGACACCTGCAGCATTTCAGCGGCCTCGGCCTGCGTGACCGCCGCCACGGCAACCGCCTCCTCGGTTTCAAGTGGCAAATTTGCCACTTGATCGGAGGCACCGCGCCGAACCCCGCCATGCCCGAGATTGGCAACCTCCGCCGCGACCATGGCGCGCTGGCTTTCGGACAGATGCCGCCGGTGCAGGTTCTGCGACAGGACGAAGGCGAGCGGGTCCCGACCGAACTCACCATCCTCGAACCGGGCGAACGGCAGGTCGGCATCCGGCAGGCCCGCCGCGCAGGCGGCGGCGTAGCGATTGCGGCCGTCCAGGATCTGGCCCGCGAACAGCACGATGCGTTGCCGAACGCCATGCGCCGCGACGTCCTCGATCAATGCGCCCAACTCCTGCCCCGCCATGGCGGGAAAGAGACGGCAGAGCCGATGTGGCTCGATCGACGGCAGCCGGGCGGCGTCGTTCAATTCGACCTCCGCTTGCGCTCGCGGTCGAACTTGTCGATCTCGGCCAGGATGAGCGCGGCGGCCTTGATAAGATTCCGGCGGAAATCGGCGGGCTTCCACCATTCCCGATCCCAAGGCCATCCCGCCGGCGGCACGCGCGGCGGGCCGGACACTCGACTAGAGTGGTCGATATTCGCCCAGAGCGCGTAGATGGCGCCTGCCTTTGCCAGCACGCCGCGTTCGTGCCCAGCGTCATGTTCGGCGGACCAGCACTCGACGGTCTGCTGACGGTTCCGCTCGGCGATCACCGCAGCGGTTCCGGGCGACATCGGAATGCGGATGTGCAGCGCCTCGAACAGCCGCCGCACGCCCATCTGCCGCAGGAACGAAGCGGCGGTCATGATCACCGTGAAAGTGAGATTGTCGAACGCGGACAGCGGCAGGCCGAGCCACACCACGAAAAACAGCCACTGCAGCAGAAGCGACAGACCGAAGCCGACCGCGATCGAGACCAGCGCCTCCCAGGCGGACGTCGACAGCTTCTGCTTCATCAATCGTCTCCGCGACGGCCAGAGGAGCCGAGCGGCGTCGAGTCGAAACCGCAGGCATGCTTGTATTGATCGAGGAGATCATCGAACGCCTGGCGCTTGGCGCGCTCGTCGGTGGCCTCGTTCTGGATTACCGCGCAGGCGCGGAGCGCCTTCGGATTGAAGCCGCGGTCCTTGGCGGCGGCGCAGATTTCCTTGACATCCGCGTTCAAGTTCGCCCGCTCGGCGAACAGGCCAGCGATCTGCGAGACGATCTTCTTCGCCTCTTTTTGCATGGCGCTGGTGAGCACGGTCTCCTCGGCAACCGCACCTGCAGCAGGCGTCGCCGAACCCTTACCCTTCGACATGGTAGCCTCCGAAAATATGCCGCGGCCTCACCGCGTGCGGACCCTTGTGCGATTCAAGCTGGTTCAAATGCGCCCCCTGCCGGATGCGGCGGGCGCATTCGCGCGGCCCGTTCGGCGCAAAGAAAGTCGTCCGCCGGCGGCGTGTGGTATCGCGGCGCGGCATCTGGCGCTGGAACGAGAGTTTGAGCGCAACATCGAACTGATGCCGGGCGGCGAGCGCCATGGCGGCGCTTGCCATGGCCATGGCGCGGAAGCCAAACACGCTCACGGCCCTGCCCTCCGGCCACGCGGATCACAGAGCGACCGAAACTCGCCGGTTTTTAGTTTCGGGACCAGCGGCACGTCGCCATGCGGAACCTGATCGAGCGCGTCGAGGCGGTACTGGTCGGCCTCCGGCAGAGGCCGCTGCTCAAGCCAGCGACCAATCCGGGTGCCGAGCACAACACCGCTGCAGAAAATCATCAGCACGCCCAGCAACTCGAAATAGGGACTCGTCATAATCAACCCGTCATAGGGATTCATGCTGCCGCCCTTTCCTGCTCGGAGAGAAGTTCACGAAGCCGATCGGCCATGGCCTGCAGCGACTCCGCGCAGAGCATCCGCGCATCGGAGCGATCGACCTCGGCAAAACTGATGAGCCAGGCACAGACGACCAGCGCATAGGAGCGGATCGCACAGACCTGATCGGAGGCGAGTTCATCGCGCAGCCCGATCGCCTCGGCGCGGATCTCCGCAGGCAGCGCCGAAGTGCCGACGCGGGCCGCGAGATCGAGCGCGCGGCGGGCCAGACAGACAAGGTCGGTCTCGGGATTGATCATCGGCGCGCTCCGGAAAGCGCGACCGGCACCGCCGCAGGGGGACCAGCGGCCACGACAGGATTCGGGCCTGCGGCGGCTGGATTTTCGGCGGTGCCGGCACCACCAGCGAGAGGCGCCTCGCGGGTATCCTGTTCCGCGCCGATCACCAGCACCTCGTCGTGATCGAGCAACAGGCGGAATGAGCGGTCCAGATGATTGCCGCGGGCGAGCACGAAGCAATGCAGCGGCGACAGCATGGCGCGTAGGGAATTGAGATCACGATCGAGCGCGCCGGGCGCCACACTCGCGAGCAAGGCCAGGCGGGCGCGCGATATCCATCCGGAGTGCCCTCCGGCGCGGCGAAACTCCGCGCGCACCTGAAACAGCACGCCGAACAGGCGAGCATGCGACTCCGGCAGTGAACGGGCGTGCTCGCCGGTCTCGAGTGAGCGATCGCGCGGATTCCAGCGGAGCGGCGGCTTTTTCATGCCCGCCTCCCGAACCCGGAGATACACAATTCACAATTTGTTGTTGCGCGCGGAGCCTGTGAATTGGTTGCAGGAATGGACCCAGCCGATGGAACACGCGTCAAAAGCGCGTAGCTTTTTGGAGTACGCGTGCCCTGTTGCCTTGGAGTAACAAGATGACCGCGAGCAAACCTCCCGCCCTCTATGCGCCGTTCGAGACGCCCATCATCACCGCCGACCGCCTCGCATGGCTGGATCTGAACGGCGACCGCACCCGCTTTATTTTCGCCCGCGACCGGCGAATTTTTCATGGAAAGCTGAGTGAGATCGTGAGCCAGCAGGCCGGAGAGATCGACTTTCCGACCGAACAGATCATGCCGGCCATCCTGTTCACGATCGAGCGAACGGGCCTGCTGGTGGCCGATCACCTCTGGCAGAAGCTGGTTCGGATAAGCCCCCATGCCCAGAGCCTCAACCGGCCTTCGGGGTTGGTACGGCGGACGGCTCGCGCCAGAGATCGGGACGCATAACGGAACCGGGCACTTGGCCGGCGCTTAGAACGTGGATCTGGATGGCCGCCTTGGGCGAGCACTGGCCGCCGCGGAGGAGCCGGGACAGCCACACCTCGGACTTGCCGAGTTCCTCGGCGAAGGCCCGGTTGGTTTTCCAGCGGGCGCGATTTTGCTCGAGGAAGGCGGCGAGCACCTCGCCGGGCGGTGTTTTCAGGCTGAGTTCCACGGCAGAGTTTCCGCTTGCTGGTCCGAATCAGGGCGTTACCTTTACTTAAAAGAAAGTTAGGTAGCCGCCTTGTCAACCAGTGGACTTTACTTTGAGGCCATGGAGCCTCGTTTACCCGGCCTGCAATCTTTCCTTATGGGAAAGGGCCAGCCGAGGCGCCGCATCTACCTGAAGGAATGGCGCGAGCATCGCGGCTATTCGCAGGAAAAACTGGCCGAACTGACCGACCGGACGATCGGCAACATCTCCAAGATCGAGCGCGGATTAACCGATTTTACGGGCACAAGCCTGCGGGAATTCGCGATCGCCCTGGAATGCGATGAACTCGACATTTTGACCCGCCCGCCGACCGAATACGAAAACCTGTGGAAACTTTACGGGCGGGCCAGCCCCGAGGCCCGGCGGCAGTTCGAGCGGATGGCGCAGGCCCTCTTAGGACCAGAAAAACCGGACCCGGAGCGCTGACTTTCCTTTAAAGAAAGTTCCGGTTGACCTTGCGACTTTCCTTTAAGTAAAGTCGCCCCCTGCAACTCAACGCAGGGGAATCCGATGCCAGGCGCAAAGCCACCGGTCGGCACCATCACCGCCCGCTACACAGACGCCAACACCATCCGGCTCTTTCTGGCCGGGACCCATTACGCAACCCTCCAGCGCGCGACCAGGACAGCCCACGGGCGGCAAACCCGCACCACCGGGCGCTGGTATTACGCCTGCTGGAACGGACACCCGCGCGGAGGCGGCAGCGCCGGCTTCGCGACCGCCGCCGAAGCCGCGAACATCTGCTGGGGTTACAAGGCGCGGGATCTGGTCGCGGCGATGCCGCCCTACCAGCCCGAGGAGCCGATCGAGACCGGCGCACTCGCGCGGGCGATCGGAGCCACGGCATGAAGCGGCATCCGATCCTCATCACCCCGATGTTTCCGCGAGCGCGGATCGACCTGCCCTCGCGGGCTTATCTCGCGGGCGCATTGAACGGCGGGCTTGCAATCGCGACGCTGGCGATCGTGGCTGCGCTGTTTGCGTTTTAGGAGACGGGCCATGGTCTCCCCCATTCCGAAATTAAAGGCCGATCTAGAATCCGGCGAAGGCGATGTCGTTCTCCCCACCGGATGGGCCGCGCTACCCGCACTGATGCGCGCCGACCTGCTGAAGGATTGGCTACCTATTCTGCAACAGGAATACGGGAAAGCGCTTCATGAATTCGGAAAGGAACTGACGATCGCTGCCCAGAGGCCGCGCCCATGAGCAGCCCGCAAGGAGAAGGCATGAGCAAAGGCTTCGTAGAAATGATTTTTATAGACGATGGCGATGCTCGGCAAACCGACATGCGGCGAACGGCCACGCGAAGGGATTTCAACTCCCTCAAGTGTTTCGACGTGCCTGCGAAGCGCGCGACCTTCCTGCTCGATTATCACGACGCCAACGGCGATCTCATCGACACGATTGCCGTCGATAATCATGGCTTCGAGGCGATCACAGGTCACAGACCAAAACCCGCGAGAGCATACCGCAAGATTGATCGCGATTATTGGGCAGAGGCTCGGAAAGAATACGCCGCCCTCAGCGCCCGTCAGGGAGCCGAAAGCAAATGA